TTTGAGGACTGCTAGCACCTAAAACCGACTTCATTCTTGATAAGTCATTAGTATCTTTTTTTAGATTGATAGTTTTCTGCTTCATCTTCTCAATCTCATCATCAGAATGAAGATCCTTAAGCTTGTCCATCCAGTCATTATAGGTAGCATCTCCTTTGATATCGACTGTCTTACCAGTAATAGGATCAATTGCTTTCCTTGGTGTGTTGGCCAAACGTTCAGAGTAGTAAGCAATAATCGATCTGCACCAAGGATGAAAAGGCGGCATAGTCACACCGACTTCTGCATCTTCAACTAGGTAAACTTTATGATCTTGATGTTGGCATATTTCAGAGGTGCGTAAGTCTAAGATTGCAATAATCTGATACCGTTCTATGCCTCTAGTTTGCCATGCTTTGAGTTTTCCTTGGTTAGCCATATAATTAGCCTCAGTACGAATTAAACGGCGTGAAACGTTGATTGAGCGGCCAAATTCACTAGCTATTGCCTGCGCCATCTTAAATTCAGACATACCAGTTAACGCTTCAACCGTGAATAACTCTTCCAGTCGCTTAGCTAGTGCCTCAGTATCGCCCCATAGTCGTTTTGAGTAGTTACTACCTTTCCAATGACTGTCAAGGATATTCTCAACTGACTTAGTAGATAGCTGCTTAAACTCATGACCCTTTTTCACACTGGGTTGTGCATCTCGTATTATCGACTCAGCAATTGCCTCTTTGTATAACTCATGAATAGTGTCGATATAAAAAGACGTCTGCTTTTCTAGCTGGACATCTGCTACTTGCTTGGCTGATATATAAGCCTTGGCTTTCAAGTCCTCAGCTCGTGTTATCCTGTGTTTTAAAGCTAGACCGGTCAGGCGTTGCTTAGCTTGTTTTTGTAGTTCAGGATTGCTAACATCTTTTGCTAGTCGTCTTAACTCTACTAATTCAGCAGCTGGAACAGTATGATTCAGCAATCTTTTTGCTTCATCTTCATCAAGACCTGTTTGCTGCTTAGTTCTAGTGAATAGCTTAGCTACTTGCTCAGCCATATAAACTTGAGCTTGTCTATATGCACGAACTACGACATCCTCAAGCTGTTTAGCACCGTCATTGACTTTCTTTTCAGCTTTAATTGCTCGTTTTTGCCAGTAGTTGTCAGACATATAACCCTACTCCTCAACTTTAATATTATCAGGATATTGCTCAGCTATTGACTGGATACCATCATAAAGTACCTTTAAACAGGCGTTATCTACATCAGTTGCGTCAAGTGTAAAGTATCCATCATCACGTTCAAACGTTCTACCCATGGATAATAACGTGTTTGTAACGCTGATATACAATGCAGACACACCAGCACAAACAATATCATTACCAATATTCGCATATCCCGCGTGTCCAGTTACCTGGTACCAATAAATTTGATTACTCCTCTTCTTGAACTTTGCTGTAATCATCTGGATTCCTCTCATCATCTTCTAGATCACTATGGCTATCCTCTGCTTGAGTTCCCATAGCTTTCTGATTCAGCTCAATAGCTTCCTCTTTTTCAGCTTGTAACTGCTCAAGGACTTCATCAACATTGTCAATATCAGGGAGCCAAGTAAGCAATACCTTAAGTGGTAATATACCTGCTTGATGCGCCTGAACAATTTGAGCAACAATATCAGTCGTATTGATTGGTAAGTTAGGCTTCAGCTTAATTTTTACGCCATCAATATCAACTGAACTATCACTTATTTTCAAGAAATTAGCAAATATTTCAAGTCTTTGCCGTAATCCCTTAACCATATATCTAGACTTAACGGACATGAGTTGTAATAGCCCAAATAGCTTATATTTCATCGCTTCACCGCTGACGTTACCTGAGAAGTTTTTGTCGTTCATATTAGGGATATAAGTCACCTTATGAATATCCTCAAGCAATGAATCTCTCAAGATAGCTATGCCACCTTCGTCCATAGTCTTAGTCAGATAACTAGCATCTACCTCTGCAGGTGGGGCCGTTGTCTGCAGCATTTTTTCACTTGCTAACTTTTCTCCATCCCCATCTTGTAGCTCAAATCCACGAATAAATAAAATAGCATCCACAAATGCCTCTTTATCATTCAAACGGTCTGACTGTAACAAGTTGTAAGCATCAATCAAACTAATTGCTTGCTCAAAGTCACCTTGGCGCTCTTCATTGTTACGATACTCAATGACAGGCACAGCCTTGAAGTAATGCGGTAATGCCTTGACAAGTTCATAATTGCTAACACCGATTGAGCTAGCTTTGTAGGTAAGCACTCGATTGTCATTATAGTATTTAATCAAGTAATATAGAATAACGCCTTGTAAGCTAAAGATAGGTTGGTAATGGACTGCAAATAGAGGATTTGAATCAACTGTATCATCAGTTACAAGAAAAATACCACGTGGATCAATACATTTGATAGCTGGATACGTTTTACCTGTTTGAATATCTTGTTTCAGATAGATTAGTTCATACCCAACACCAAAAACTGATAAGTCTTTTTCAAGTTCAGTGTCATGAGAGACGATATCAACCTTTGTGTAGGCCTCAAGAATAGGATCAATCGCATCACTACTTGTATAAGCAATAGGATTACCAACCATGAAACCAACGTTCATATCAACTACATATTTTGCATGATTGACCATCACTTTGTTGTTGGGCGCTGCAGCATTGTCCTTAGTTCGATTGATTATTTCTTGCTCACCGTCGTAGTAATTAGATAACTTTTCTAATCGCCTTAATTCTTTTTGGTGTTGAGATATACAGTAATTTAGTAGCTCTGTTGTCGGATTGTTTAAATCACCTGCTATCTCTCTATTTATTTTAATTGCCATGTCTCTCCTTATAGACCAAATTTTGCTTTGTTAACAATCTGCGCCTTTTTACCATTTTTTACTTCGTCTGTATAAATTGCATATCTCAACGAGTCAAGAACATCATCGAAAAGTTTTATTGGTTCACCTTTTTTCTCATCCCAAACATACTGATAAATTTCATTAGGGAATTTTTTAACCCTATCTCGGCAAATAAATAATTTATCTTTCTTGAACCTACGAGCAACCGATTCAACACCAGTTAACCTGGCTTTATCTCCATTGAACGCTTCGATATGTTCTCTTCTGAATGCGTTAACGTGTTCAGGACGAGCAGAGTCACAATAAAAAGGTGTTCTTGATCCATATCGTTCTTGAATACCCTTTGCCACATCTATCCAATATGGGATTTCTTCGTGCTGTTTAGCATGTTCCTCAATCAAATAAGCAGTACCATCATCAGTTTCTCCAATTACAACAATTGAGCCCCAGTGTTCATAACCCCAGTCGACTCCACAATAGAATTTAGATAGTTCAGGCAACTCATCCGATTTGATATAGTGCTTGTTTGCATCAAAATCTTGATATACAACGCCATCAGCAGATACCCATAGCCCTTTTATATCACGGTCATAAAACATGCCACTTGGTGTTGCTGCTTTAATATTTTCACGATATCTCTCAGACAAGAAAGTATTATCATCCAGCTCAAAATGAAAAGCCTTAACATTTTCGTTAGGCTTGTCTATGTATTCTTTTTTCAACCAATGTTCGGGGTTATCTGGGTTTGTATCTGCTAGAATACGTGCACCAGTACCAGAGCACCGGGATATAATCTCGGCAAATACTTCTTGCCTAGCTAATGATGCCTCGTTGATATAAGCACCATAAGCAGTCATACCACGAATAGCACCAACACCACCAATATTACCAGTATAAGCTTGGACTACCTTAACACCAAATAATTTGAAGTTGTTATGCTTATCAAACTTAAGCTCGATGTTATACATGTTATACAGCTCTTGTAAGATATTCTTGTTAATAGTTGCAGACGAAACACCAGCTAAGATATACATTGGCTCTTTAACACCTTCTTCATCAGCTATTTTACGTACTCGCCTAAGTTCAAACAAGAAAGAGTCATTGTTAATTTTAGTCTTACCTGATCGTTTGGCCCCGTGAAGCAAAGCAATGAACCAGTCTTTGTTGACAGTTTCTCTTAATACCTCAATTTGTTTTTTCGAGTAAATATCAGTTATCATCTACCGCCTCGTTAATCTTACCAAGTAACTCATCGAGCTTATCTTCTGTCGTTTGATCGTCAATTTTGCCTAAAGCGTCAACCTTGATTTTAGATAGTTCTTGATCAATTTTAACCTTACTAATTTGTGCATTCATTAGTTCAAGTTTCAATCTACGCTCATCTTGGTCATCAGCTATAGCCACAAATTGTTTAATTAGATTTGATAGAGTAGACATAGCACGAGACTGTGCATTCATAAAGTTAGCTTGTTTATCCCAAGCGAACTGAATATCATAGGTATTACCAAACTGCCCTTCAACTGATACTTCTTTAGATAAGTCATTAGAGCTATCAACAAACATAATCTTTTGAGCTCTGATAATTGCAGTATATTGAATCATAATAGAATCCCAAATCATATCAGATTCAGATTTACTTTGCATTGCTTCAATAATTTCGGCCGTTTCTGCAGGTAACCATTTAGAAAATAGACCATGCGTCACTGCGTTATGATTATTTGGTGGTGCTTTTCCACCGTTATTACCTACTGCATTCTTATTATTTGGGGGTGCACCTACTTTTTTAGGGTGCACCTTTTTTGTTGTGGGTGCACCTTTATTTTTAGTCCATCTATATCTCCGAATCCAAGATTTGAAAGTATTTACTGAGATACCTAATTCTTCAGCAATATCCTTATACTTCCAGTCTTTTTGATACAATTGCAAAGCTTTCTCTTTGATTTCTTCCGTCATATTAACACGCCTGCACCCCCTTTCGTTAATTGTGTTTGTTTTGTAGATAAAAAAGCAACCAGTGGTTGAGCACTAATTGCTTTTTCTTTTGAATTCCATGATACTAATATAACACACTAAATGGGGACACAACTACCCTTTTTTGTGTCCCCATTGATATTTTTTTAAAAAGTTATACCACGTTGCATGGCGAACTGTTCTAAAATACCATATC